ACACCAAGCCGGCCGCCGCGCCCACGCTTTAGGGGCAGGATCCCTTCAGGCCCAGCCTCACCAGCAAGACCAAAACGACCGACGCCGCCGTTGGCGTAGGCAAACATCATCGGATCATTGATGACGCCGCCCTTGGCGTATTTCTGGACGTAGCTGGGATTGGTGAAGTAGCTAGGCGCAGGGCCTGGGCTGTAGTTGGTATCTAAGCCAGTAGTCCCAACCTGGAACGGCGACCCACCACCTCCAATGCCACCAATCAGCCGCATAATGCCGGCCAAAATAGTTTGCTGGAAGATCATGCGAGCCGTTGCCTGCAAAACGCTACGGGCAAAATCTTGGAAGTTTGCTTTGCCGGTGGTAACCAGCCTGGTCAACGAATCTTCCAAACCTTGGAAGGCTGTAGTGGCCAAAGTCGAGACACCGTTTTGCATGGTGCCGATCGTCTCTAAATAGTTGTCAGCTGCATTTTTGACACCATCAAACGCATTCGTCTGCTCTTTGACAGTCTCAACAACCTTAAAATTGACATTGACAAAAGCCTTGGACGCCTCAGCAAGGGTGCGCAGCTGCTCTTGATATTTCTTGGCGGCTCTTTGCTCAGGTGTTTCCGTTTCAGTTCCAGCTGGCGGCGTGATCGTTGGAAGCGTGAAACCTTTGGTTGGCTTGCGACCTGCAGGCGCGTCTGCGTTGCCATAAGCCAAAAGGTTAAAAATCTCTTGGTCTTTTTTCAAAGTGTCGCCAAACTCTGCGTAATAGCCCTTGGCCTTGCGAAATGCTTCGCCAAATTGGCCAACAATTACGTCCGCAAGAATGCCGGCGCCCCTCGAAACCGACTGGATTAGTCGATCGAATAGTTTGATTGTCGCCATAACGACGATGGCGATGCCTCTGATTCCGCCTTCGATGATCGAGAAGAAAGAGCCTGCCTTGGTCTCGCCTTCAAACAGGGTTGCAAACTGCTCAACTAAAACCTGCAGAGCAGGCAGCAGTCTGTCGAACAACTGCAGGGATAACTCTTCAAATTTGAACCCGATCTTTGTAATCGTGTCGTTGAACAGCTCAGCCCTAGGCGCAAAGTCGTTGCTCAGGTCATAGGAAAACTCACTGAGCGCCTCGCTGCCGCCGTTCAGCAGCGTGATCATGTCGGCGCCAGATTTGCCGAAAATGCGCATGGCCAGCGCTGCCTTTTGCGGCCCGTCCGGCAGTTCCTTGAACTTGTCAGCCAGTTCGCCCAGCAAAACGTCGGACGCTTTTAGGTTGCCGTCTGAAGCGCGGACGCTTACGCCCAGCAGGTCATAAGCCTCGGCGTAAGTCTTGATGCCTTGGCTTGCCTCGAATGAAGTACGCGCAAAAGTCTTGAGGCCGACCTCAAGCTGCTTCTGCGAAACGTCTGCCAGCTTGCCCGCGTTGACGTAACCCTGCAAAGCATTTGCAGCGATGCCAGTCCTGGTGCTCAGTTTGCCGAAAGCATCGGCGGCGTCGATAGTCCGCCGGGCAAAGTTAGCGACAACGCCAACCGCAAGCGCAGCGCCCAGGGCCTTAAAAGCAGTGTTGAGGCCACCAACGGCCATCTTTAGGTTTTTGACCTTGCCCTGCACTCCCTGCATGGAGTTGCCAAGGCCCTTGATCTTGTTTGTGCCTTTGACGTTGGCGTCAATTAGCAGGCCAAACTTAGTGGCCATTATTTCTGCTCCTTATTCAGAAACTGGACCACTGCACCCTCCATGACCTGCAGATCCTCCAGAACCGAGCGAGGGTCTTTCACTTCATACAGTCTAAAGAGCCAGGCAAGAGCCCCATAGTCCATGCCAACGATGCCGCTCATTGATGTGCGCCATTGCGTCTGGCATCGCAAAAACATCTCAACGGCTAGCCAGTTTTCTTGCCAAACCTCAAAATCCTCAGGACCGTCAGGCATTGGCAGGGCTAGACCAAAGGCCGCGGCATCGGCCATTAGCTCCGAGGGATCCTCAGTGCCTTTGGCCCAATACTCAGCGGCCTCGATCAGTTTTTTCGCTTAGCCCCTTGGTGGCTTTCCAAGTAGGTGGTGGCAATAGCCCCAGCAAGCATCGGAACGTCTAGCAGCTGCGCCAGAGCGTTCTGACTAAAGGGCAGCTCTTTGCCGTCGTCGTCGGTAATGCCGGACCAGCCCACCAAGATTTCAGAAACCAGCTCAGCTTCAGTCAGCTGATCTTCCTGAATCAGCTGGCCGATTTCCCGCATCCTGCTCTGGCTGACGCGCTTGAAAACCCCGTCGAAGGTGACGCGCTTATGGCGACCACCGTCAACGGGGATATCAAACGCAACAGGCCAGCTGTAGGTATCTGATTGCTTGAGAACGAACGCCATAGAAGGTGGCTAATCGTCGCAAGCGTAGCAGTTGCCTATGTCAGAGCAATCGAAAACTCGTCGTTGCCACTGTTAGATGGCGCGGCGTTGTAGTCGATATTCAGCATTTGGATTCCGTCGGAATCGCTATAGCTGATTGCCGTGAGATCAGTTTGAGGTGCGCTGAAGGTCACGATGTTGCCGCCAGTTTGACCGTGCTGGAAGGTGTTGTTTCCAGTGGCCGTGCCGGTGATATCGCTGAAATAGTTGTGAGTGGCCATCAGCTCAGCCTCCAGCACGATGCTGCCGGAAGGCTTCCGATCGGTAAAGAGAACCTCTTTGCTGCCGCCCACCATCTCGCGGTAGGTGGTCGCTGCGTTCAGGTCGAAGCTGAACGACTGGACTGCACCGGCGTAGCTGAACAGCTGCTGGCTGGTGGTGTTGCCGTTCTTGAACAGCACCGGCTTGGCCTGGTTCTGATAGGTCGGCGTGGGATTAGCGCTGTCGTCGGGAGCGTTGTAGATGCCCACCATTGAGAAGCTGAGAGTGGGGATCTGGCCAACCTCAGCATTGATCGAGAACGATCCGCGGGCGCCGGTCACCTTATGCCGCACGCCATCGGTGAAGTAGTAGATGGTTGCCGACTCAAACGACGACGACCGCGGCGCATACGTCACGGACGTATCGGCGACGGTGGTGACCGTGCAGCCGCAGGAGCGAATCAGGGCATCCCAAGCCGGGGCCGTGCCAGCAGTTCCCGAGCCTGCCAGTTCAACCTCAAAGCTGAGCTCGACCCGCTGGAATGCGAGGAGGGCCTCGAAGTTGCCCATAAAGCCGCGCACCAGTTCGCGCTCAACCACGTCCGATTGGATCGGGGTAATTTCCAAGCTGCGAACCAGAACCGCGTTATCGGCGCCAGTCGGCGTGGGGTCGGTGCCATAGCTGCTCTCGATCTCCGCGAGCAATAGGCGTTGGCTAGTCCGCAGAGTCATCGGTTACAACCTCGATCTCGGGGGTGGTGGGTTGTGCCGGCGTCGTCCGCTAAATAGCGCGATTGCCGGTTAGTTCTTCACTCACCATCGTAGCTAGGGCGTAGTGGTGAGATCGTCAAGCTCGGTCCGGTAGCGAACCAAGTAATCGCAGCTAATCACGCCCGCAGGTTGATCAGCATCAACCATCTCGAAAGTTGTAGTTCCAGGTTGCACATCAATGGCGTGGCCACCAAGAGTTAGGTCCGCCATGATCTTGGAATGCAAGCTTTCAATAATTGGATCTGCCACCTCGTCGGGTTCATCCCCTCGCACGATCACGCTGATCTTGATCTGCAGCGACCAGTCCAAAGTCGGCAGGCTGGTGTTCTGCTCAGGCGTGTCGCTGATTGGTTCGACAATCAACGCGGGCGTTTGACCTCGCGTTAGCGCTACAACCCTGCTGCGAAAAATACGGGTGCCGACATTAGTCGTATCGGCGAGGCTGCTGATGATGTCCTCAATGATGTTTTCGCGGACCGTCGTCATGAGTCGCAGCAGATGCTTATGTCAAGAGTACGATCAGCAGCACTAGCAGTCACAACCACGCGCAAATAGCGCAGTGCGTAGCCGTTGTAGGTGTGGATGTGGTTGCCGATATCTTTCGTCTTTGCATCGTCCAGCGGGGCAAAATTAGTGCCGTCCAGACTGCCCTGCAGCTGGTAAGTCACTTGCCCGCCTGCAATGCGATCGACAGTTGTAATCACCACGCCGTCGATTTCCATCGTCTCCGACGTTCCCGTGTTCGTGATCGTGTCGAAGTGATGGATGTTGTCAGGGCGATCAGCATTGCCGCCGACGATCGTGTGGCTCATGTCCGCTGCAATGCGATCTGAACAAACTTGCCGTCGTCAATTAGGAGAGTTTCCCGGACGGTGTAAGAGTTCCCGTCAACGGTGATCGAGTCACCGCTGACGAGATCTCCGAAGTTTGAGGCTCTGGTTGTCAGCGTGTAATCGGTGGTGAGCACCATCCCATCGCTGATCACTTGGCTGGGCATGTCCAAGATCCCGTTGGCCGTAGTGCTGCCCGCAGTGCAGGAAACACCGAAGTCGGCCAAATAGATGTCCAGATCCTCAGTGATGGCCATGATCAGCCGTACTTCTTAGAGCCCAGAGCAACGACGCTCACAGCGCCAGCGCCACTACCACCGGCAACGGTGATCACGGCACGGATGTAGCGGCGAACTTCGTCGCTGTTGATGCGCAGGGTTTCGCGCAGTGCAGTGTTGGCGTCAGTGGTGGTGAAGGCCAAGCCGGAAACATCAGCGAAGGTGCTGTTGTCGGCAGAGTCCTGAATCTTCACCGCGTAGGTGATAGATGCGCCACCAGCTTCCGCGTCAAGAATCGCAATGATGTCGCCCTCGTAGTCCACGAGATCCACACCAGTGCGGTTTGCAGTTGCAGTCACCACGTCGTTGGCCGACAGGGACAGCAAGGTGGTTTTCGAACCGAGGTTTTGGATGGTCATTGCTTAGCCCTCCGGCGGGCAGCGGGTTTGGGTTTGGGCTCTTCAGGCACTGCCTTCGGAGCTGCTTCAGGCACCACTTCAGGCGCCAAAATCGCTAAACCAATGCCGATCAGAAAATTGCCATCAGAGGGGGAAGCCTCGTGGACTTCCCCGACTCGGACGACCTGACCCGACAGCGTGGTTTGCTTACGGATCTGGATTTTCATGATCAGAGGGTGTTGTTACC